CATTAGTGATAGCCATAGCTACATTTCCTCTGTGCTAGTGTTAAAAATAGCCCAGGTTTTGCTGGACCTGCTTCATGAAATCCGCATCGCTCATGTTCTTGTAACTTACTTGTGGCGTAGCAGCCGTAGCATGCCCTACCTGCGAAAGACTCCCAGTGCGTTGTGTGTTTTGCACAACTCTCTCAGCATCCTGAGACTTTTTAGTCTCCTTTGCAGCAGTAGAATAGCCGTCTGACCGTTTAGCCAAGAAGTAAGCTAGCTCATAGCGATTCGGATCACGCTGAAGCGTGTCTCGCAAACCTGGATTAGCAGCCAACACCTCTGGGAGGTGTTTGGATACTACTTCCTCGTAGTCAGGATACTTTCGCTGTACCTTGAGCTCTGCCAGCTCACTCTCAAAGCCGGACCCTATTTTGGTAATCGCCTTCTTAAAGTCCGCTACAGTCATGACTTCGTCGTCGGCTAGTCCAATAGGATCTTCTTGTGGCGCAGCCTGCGCCTGAGAGCTCTGGCTTTGCTGCATGAGAGCAAAGTGATCCTTGAGCATTTTCAATTCTTCAGCCATCTGCTGACGCTCACGGCGTTCTGCCTGCAGTGCAGTTAAAGGAACGTATTCCTCTTGCTGCTGTTGCGGCTCAACCTGTTCTTGCATAGCTTCTGTTGGAGCGGCGGCCTCCTGCTGCATTACGCCCGAATCTTGGAGTTCTTCAGTCATACTCACCTCGCCCGTAAGTCGGCGGCACTAGTTGTAAAGATAGGATCCTTTCAAATCAGGGCGCTCTTGCACAAAAGGCGTGGATTCATCACCCGCCAGTGGCGCTACTCGCTCCCAATCGATCGGCACATCATGTAGGTTGACCTTCGTATCGACAATCTCACCATTCTTGACAGTGTGGACCATGGTTCCCAGCTGATTAGACGGTTGCTTGTCGTAGTCTTTCACTACCCGCATGATAATTTGCTCGCCTGTGTCCATGCGCAGACGATCTTTTGGCACTGGTTTGTGATGTACTACAATCCAGAAGCTGTCATTGGGACGTCGATTGAGAATCTTTTCGATCTCCTTCGCATCCTCTGCCATCATCGCTTCGGCGGTCTCACGTAACTCTTGAGCCATTTGCTTTCCTTAATACTTGTAGTCGTAAGCCTTGTCGCTGTAGCCTTTCATGCCTTTGTAGTGCATGTTCTTGACTTCTTTGAATCCTTGGCCAGACTCAACTTTGATTCCCATAGGCTTCTTTTCGTGGCCCATGACTTTGCCCTTCATACCCTTGGGCATGTAGCGCTCGTTCATTGCTTTAGGATCATGGTCCATACCGCCCATGCCCTTATCTGAGTAACCCTTCATCGGACTGCTCCGTTGGTAGTGTTTGAAATTGCTCCGCTACCGCGGATATTGACACGTCTTCAGCCTTTAACTCTTGAGCACGCATCTTTTCGAGCCGGTCTAGGCGTTCTGCGAGGTCAAGGTATGCCTGAGCGTTGTTGATACCCATCTCTTCAAGCTCGGCTGCCGTTTGCGCTCGCTTATAGGCTGCATCGGCTCTGTTTTCGACAGCCTGGGCATTGCGCTCATCCTCAAGACCCAAGTTCGCCACACTGCGAGTAAAGCGTTCCTTGGCTCCGGCAAGCTGCTCCAGGCTACGAGAATCTGCAAGGTTCTTCTGAGCATTAAGCAGCTCTTGGTTGACGGCTGCCTGTTGCTGCTCGGCTTGCGCCTGCTGCTCTTGGTAGGCCTGCATCTCTTCGTAGTATTGGCTCTTGCCCTGTAGCGGTGCGGCTTTTGCCAAAAGCATTGGAGGGATCGGCTCGCCAAGTTGCTTGAGATCGACAAGCTGGCGGAAGAACATTTGCCTTTGTGTATCTGTGAGGATGCCCTCTTGAACAACGGCGTCGTATTTGGTGAATTTGCCGTCGTAGAATTCCGCGGTTGGCTCGTCCTGGATGATGCGCTGCACCTTAGCAGAGCTCCACGTCTGAATCAGCTTAAGCGCTTTGCGTGAAAGAGCCAGCTGGCTGTAGCGAAGGTTGTCGAAGACATCCTGAAGGTTGGTGATTGCTGCTCCTTGACGAAGCATCTGCATTACACCTGACTCGTTCGCCGACTCTATCTGTCCGAAGGCAGCGTCGTTGACACCGGCAATTTCTGTGATGTCGGCATCAAACTGCTGTTGCAGCTGGAACATGCTCGGAGGAATCTGTGCTGGAGGAATCTTTTCGACTGATCCCGGAGGCGCATCCGCGTTACGCCAGATGACCTTACCTTGACTGTTTTGAAACAGTGAGCGCGGGTTGACAACGGTGCCCTCGGTGGCAATCCAACCGGAGTTGATTTGACTGTCGAGAATATCGACCATTTGAGAGCGGCGACGGTTCGTCTCGCGTTGTGGATCGCGCATGCAGCGGATAAGAGATTGGACCTTCAGGCCCCATTGATCACTTTCCGGCTCGAAAATCGCCACGAAGGGCACAAACGGATATTCGTCTAGGCCGTAGGGGTCGATTTCGGTTTTCATGACGTGGTCGTTGATGATCACATCAAGCTGGACATACTGTTTCTGTCGGGATGTAAGCTCAAAGCTGGGTTGGATCGCTCTTAAACGCTCGAAATCATCGCGATCGCCTTCCCAGTCGGCATATTGACCTGTCTCCATGTCCACGATGACAGGCTGAGATTTCCATTTCTTGCGCCACATTTCGCTGTAGGCAAGCTGATCTTGACCGGAAGGTTGCCGCTGGTAGGGCAACCAGGTAAATTTGTCGTCGCGTTCCCAACCCTTTAGGCTGATCTCGCGGATTTCCTTCTCCATGGTCGGAAGCAGAGACACAACCATGTCGACCGGTAGATATTTCCTACGTAGCATGTAGGAGCAGTCTGAGAAGTCCAGTCGAGTGAAGTAAGGGTCAACGACGAATCCATTCCAGGGTTCTCTTGTAAAACGAATATCACCGTTGACCGGATCGTCTCGGTAATCCATGTGGAGGCCTGCTAGGTTCCAGCCGGATTTAAGAGCTCCACCGAAACAATCCGAGATAACGCGGTAACCTTCGCCGTGACTCATCACATAAAGGAGAAGCTGCGACAGCTGGTCGGCAGTCTTTTGATCAGAGTCTTCGAGTGGGGCAACTACGCTACTCAATCTGTTTTTGCGCTGATAGCCTGTGACCAGGTTAATCACGCGCCGCACGCGGTTAAACACAAACGTGCTACGCCCCTCTTCATGGAGGATGCGTTTTTCTGACTCATCCCACTGGTCACCCAGATAGAACCGTAGATCTGTTTCGGCTTCGGGAAAAAACGGGTCCCATGCGTAATACGCGTGGTTGTACGATTGGTCGAAGCACTCAAGAATTTCGCGATCTGATTCCGCCATCCCAACCCAGTGGTTGCTACTTTACAGTAACTTTCTCCCGCTAGAGAAAGGATGCGCGGCCCGGATAGCGGTCCGGTGAGGATGATCAGTCCACCGCGCGCCTAATCGGCGCTAATAACGTCTGTGGTAAGCACGCTCCATTGCTAGAGCCTGCTCTTCTGTCATGCGTCCATCGCGTCTTTGGCGATGGATCGTGACTGCCATATAGCGAAAAGCATCCATTAGATGCGAGGACCAGTCGTGGACCGGTCTTTCACTATACACATTCAATTTCTCATTGTAGTGACGGTGATAATTTTCCGCAGCTTTGATAAATCTTAAACACTTTTTGCGATCTATCCACAAGCGTGGCCAGAGGTTACGTGCATGTTCGATTCCGTCACTGATGGGAATATTCGGCACAAGCTCGAAGTTTATGCCCAGGTTTCGTGCAATGTCAAGTCGTGTTTTGGCTCCGCTGCCCAGTTCTCGGACTTTCAAATCGTGCGGGCCAAAGTGCGTGCCGTAGAGCCACGTGTTCTCTTCTTCTTTTTGCTTTAACATCCGAGCGTAGTGTTGCAGACCCTCTCCATGGGCTTCGTAGCAGTCGATGACATGGATTTCGTTTCCGGCTTGTTGAACGAACAGCACAGCGGTACTATCGTCCACACCCAGATCCCAATAAGTGTCGACAGGTACAGCGGGATCGTAACAAACATGACCGACACGGTCCTCTTTCTCCGCCTTGCTAAGCAGCTGCGCATAATAAGCCCCCTCTATACCACGATCGAAGTTGCAGAAGTACTCCTGCTGTATCTTGTCTTCGGACATGCCCTCTTGGCGTTCCTTCTCGATTTCCTCGAGAGACAAGATACCGGTGTCCTCCACCGATAATCGATTGCAATACCACTCTTCGTTGTGCTCCGCCATCTGAAATAGATCGTAGGCGTGGTTTTTGCCTCTCGGAGTGAAGTTAAATACGGCCCAACCGCCATTTTCGCGAAGTATAGGTCGCGTAAATGTCCAGGCGTCCGGGCTTTGCAATGAAAACTCGGAAAACACACAGCCAACAGGGTTGATACCCACGTTTTCGATATGATCGGTGCCGATTATCTGAATAACCGATCCGTTGGTCAGGGTGATTTTCATCTCTACCGAGTTGGCAGAGGCTATTATGTGCTTGGGAATGTAGCCAAGGAAGTTTCTGCCGTCCTTGTTGCTGCCGTCCCATAGGATCCTGCGTCCAAGACGACTAGTAGGAAAGAAGTAGCAGTAGGTGCCTTTACGATGGTACCAAGCCTGACGGATAAGATAGTTCCAGCAGACAATTTCTTTGCCTGCGCGACGATGCCATACAAGTACAGCCCTTTTACATCCGTTGTCCATCGCACGGAGAAAGTCCAGCTGGTAGGACCGCGGTGTAAAGTCAGGAATCTGAGTCGTCATAGGGCTTGAGTTCGCCGTCTCCGTAGTTGACCACCTGCATGTCCATTTGACCGGAGACTTCTAGCTGCTGCTTGTCGGCCTGACCGAGATACACTTTGCCTAAATGAATCAGCATTGTCGTGTCTTTCAACTTCAGGGCCTTTTCCAACTGTCCTTGGCGAAGGCTTTTCTGCATCCGAGCAAAACCACGGTTGTAGGCTTCCTTGTATTTCTCAAGGTGACCGTCCGCAACGCCAAAAAGCCGGGCAATCTCATCGCGCGACATGCCCTGCATTGCGCACTTTTCTACGACGTCATCATCTGGTAGGTTGGTGATCGCTCCCATGTCCCTTTCCTAGCATATTGGCCGTTATGCACGCACCTTCATAGTAGCACCTATAGCCTCATTGGCCGTTTCCAAGGAAGATAAGGCCACTAACATTGCGTCTTTGTCCGTAAACTCGAACACAATCTGGGCCTTTTTAGCCTTTGGAGTCGACGATTCTGTCTTGAACTCATCATCGAAACCCCATTCCTGAAGGTCCTCTACTTCCCATTCATTAGCCAGGATGTCCCAGTCCCACTCACCTGTGTTGCGGTTGAGACGAATGTTGAGCTCTTCGACGTCCCTGTCACTTAGTTTCGTCTCCGGCACCCAACACTCGCACTCTTCCTCGCCAGCCAACAGCAATGTAGAGACTCTCTGGTGGCCGCCGATTATAACGTTATCAGTATTGATGATTGGTTTATCGATAAGACCAAACTTGTCGAGGCTAGTCGACAGATGCTTCTGATCCTTGGTCTGAATCAGCCGGGGGTTCTTCGGGTAGGGGATTAGCTGATCTAACCTTCTCAATTCTAGGTGCCATTTCATCTTCTTCTCCATTGATCGTGAAGAAACGGAGCTGATCCAAGTGGACCCAGACGCCGTTTTTGGTTTCGTCGTCGTAATAGACCTCATTCTTGCCGATAGCAGCGCAGAACTTGTCCATCTTTTCTCCGGCAACGGTAACCGTTAGATTTTCACCATCCAAAAAATATAAAGTAACTTTGTATTTCATATCAGAACCTCCGACTAGCATTATAGCCGGACGGCTGCTAATTGCAATGCCTATCGCGGTACACGCCTAAGGTTAAGCGTGATGCCCTTGACCTGTTCGATCGCTCGTACCAGGTCTCGGCCAGAAACATCGAACAGCTTTCGG